TTGTGTAAGGTGGAAGTACTATATCATACGTTTGCATCGCAGGTTGATCATCTGTATTGGTTGCAACCTTAAGAATACTAACAACTTGTCCATTAAGAGAAACCTGAAAAGCATTAACCGTCCCATTACCGACGTCGGCCATTTTGATACTACCGCAAAAAGTGAAGGTACCTGCAATAGTTTTGCCGCCTGTAGTGAAATCTAGTGCCGTTACCTCGGATGTGTTTACTTGGTTTTCACCTGAAAAAGCATAAACTCTATCTTGAACATAATTTAATTCTAAACCTGTTCCTGCTATTACATTACTGCTTGCATAATCAACGCCTTCAGGCATTGTTCATTTACTCGAATTGAATCGTACAGCTTGCGTCGATTGTTGCCGCAGTTGTTACCGCGATCTGAATATCCAGAGTATTACCAGAAGTTACGCCCAGTGCGGTCTTTTCCTGCATAACGCAGTTAGCAACGCCTGTACCACTTGATGCGGCTTGGCTGATTGCAGGACCCATAAATGTGGCATCGCCCTCTTGAAGCGCCGTTCCTGTTAATTTGTATCCTGTACAGAAATCAGCACCAGTCGCAACCCCACTAACTCCCATAGAGATAGAACTTATTTGCGATACTCCGCTTGGTACTACCAAACTTAGACCAGAACTTGCGAACTGGTTATTCATGCTCTGAAAGCTGGTGGTTGCGCTCAACCCTGCCTCAGTTCTCGTTACGACGATGCTCAATTTATGCCCTCACTTTGATTGGTCCCAGAGAAGCCAATACTGGCGATCCCCGTGATAATGTCTTAACCGCAACCTTGGCAACCATGCTTCCTATGAGCGTTTTTATGATTGCTTGCTTATTGGATTGCGCCGCTTTTGATATAGTGGTTAATCCCGCATTAAGATTACCTGCTAATAATGATTGTACTGCTGAACCTGCATTTACTTGTGAAATTAAAGCAAGTGCAGTTCCCGTTTCGATTACATTTATCCCAAAAGTTCTGGGAGCTCTCCTTCTTGCTCGTGCACGACGTCTGACCATGCATTACTCATATATGAGTAGCTACTTAAATGTGATTACTTCTCGAGCATATAGGTAATGACCTGCGTTTTATCATCACCACAGTCGATACAGGTCCATTCTTTACCTTCTTTTTGTTCATATTCCTTATAGTTACTGCATCCTGTACACCAAGTGATCGGGCCGTGCTTCCGTTTTTCCTTTTCCATATCTACAAGCATTGCCTTTCTGAGTAAACCGTTAATGAATTTGGATGCCTTCATGTTCTTTTCATTACACACTTTCTCCATATAGACCAATTCTTGAAGTCCCAACGTGAATGACTTGCTTGCTACAAGTTCTTTTTTACGTCCCATTAATCACACCAGCAATCATATCTTAACGAACCGCACTCTTTACAACGGTAACGGTCCATTTCTTTATAGGCATTTAATCTTCTTAATATATCTATACGGTTTTCACTGTTAGCTGTAAATTCTATTTCTAATTTTCTTAACATAATATGGTAACAGCTTCTAGAACAATGACGACCTGTAAACATTGGATGCTCTTCTATATCAGTCCAACGTCCCATATGATGATTAAAGGCACATGGTTTTTCACAATTCTCACAATAAATAACTTCTTGTCTACTTGGTTGTTTCACTTTATCTCCCCACATCAAGATAGACGAAGCCAGTATATAATATAATCGCACTACTATTCTATTAATAAAGAAAATGTATAAATAAAAATAAATAAAAATAAGCCTATTTCACTTTAATTAATAGTAGTATTGTTTTATTTTATTATTTTAGGCCTAGTCTAGCGGGTTTCTGAGGCTGTTTTACCCCTACTTCGGGGTCATTCTGTGTCTTTATGAGCCCTTCTAAGCCACTTCTTTTCATTAACATCTCTGCGACAAGCCCCATTATGGGGTTGTCTTTGGTTATAGCTTTAATTGTACTTTGGCCTGTAGACTCGTCAATTTTTTTACTAGCCGCACCCAGAGAACCAAAAAAAGAAGATTGAAAAGTCTCCAACATTCCGTGGGTCCGTTCTTCAATCTCGTCTATGATGGGTTCCAGAATTAATAGGAGATCGTCATCACTCTCAGATGACTTTGCCCACTCAACCCACTTATCCTTACTCAGTTTAGCGATATAATGACTTATTCCAAAATAAAATAATGTCCAAGCGGCAAAATAAAGCATTAAGGAAACTGTAGTGATTTCCATTACAGTCCAAGGCCTTCTTCAGCTCTGGTTAATGCGGTTTCCTTGCCATAGGTCGGACGTACCACAATACTAACAAAATCGGGGTCCTTTTTTGTGGGTCCAAAAGGTCTTATAAATTTAGTAGGTTTCCCAACTAAATCCTGTGCCAATATTATTAACGGTATCAATGCCCCAATATTCACGGCCCAATACCTCGCTTTGTACGTGGTTCTCCATCACCATCGCCTGTGAGTGTGTCCCAGATTTTTTTACCTACTACTATCGGACCAGTCGCGGGACTCGCAATCAACAAACTTGTAAACCCTCGTGTAACCTTTTCTTTCTGTTGGTCACTAATAATGATGTTCTCAAGTTCTAAACTGTCAAAGAATAATTTTGATAATATCGGAAGCGCGGCCAAAAGCGCAACCCCCCCCATTAACAGAGGTGTATTTTCATTGCCCAAAAACGTATTTATATTTTCGTGTATGTTATGTCTGGATAAAGCGTTTTGTTGGGCCCTTGTAAGCTTCTGGATTTCAACGTCATCAGGTACGGCACCGTAGGGCATTAGCGCCTCTTCTTTTTGCCTAGCGGAGTTTTCCTGAAAGCGATCGCCATCTTCTTGAGGTTTAACTTACCGTTACGATATCGGAAACGTGGTTTCTTACTGTTAGCCTTAACGTACTTATTCCAAGCTGATAGTTTACGCTTAGGTTTGCGTGCCCTAGGGCCTATTTCAGAAATTCGGGGTCCAAAGTCAATATCAATATCATTGCGTTTGCCGCATTCTGGGCAATACTTCATGGGCATCACTGCACCTCTCTTCCTTCTAGAACTACTGTCATACTGCCAGTTGGGCCCTGTGCAAGTATCTGCATCCCTGTATTGGGGGGGATCGTATAGTATAAGTTCGGGAATTGGGGCCCGACACCTGCATCTATGATTAGGAACTTGCTAACGTGCAGTGCTTCTCCGTTTCCCTGTACGGTCCAAGAGAGCGCATCACCAGCAGAACAACCACTATAGTCTAGTGAAACGTTTGTGACGACACTATAGAATCTATTAGGAGAGATAAAGTCTAACAGTGTGGTGACTCCTGCTGTTAAGTCTTCCTGACCTGACCACGCAAATACGTGATCACCAAAGAAATTAAGTGTCGGCCCCGTCGAAAGTGTCATTGTAAAGTTTTCCCAATAAACATAGTGGTAGTAAAAAAACCCGCCGCGGTACTTCCCGAATCTTTTACAACAACATTAACATTTGTGTAAGGTGGAAGTACTATATCATACGTTTGCATCGCAGGTTGATCATCTGTATTGGTTGCAACCTTAAGAATACTAACAACTTGTCCATTAAGAGAAACCTGAAAAGCATTAACCGTCCCATTACCGACGTCGGCCATTT